GAACTTGGCGACGGGATCCAAGAATCCACGGAGGTATTCTCCCATGATTGAACTCGTCAAGAACTGGTATCAAAGCAAGGTGGAAGCCGGACGCGTCTCCCTTGAGGAAGCCCGCCAAAAGCAAGCGGCCCGGCGGATGATGACGACCTACTTTGAAGAAGCGACCAACCTCGTTACCGAGAAGAGCGACGCGGGCGGGTGGAGTTTGACGGGTGCCTCGAACGTCGGGCACAACCTCACCGACCAAGTCAAGATGATCCAGCAGGCGAGGAAGTTCTACCGCTTCGACCCGAACGGACGCGCTTCCCTGCAGAATCTTGTCTACTACGTCATCGGCGAAGGCGTCAAGATCACTCCGCAGTCCCAGGACGAGCGAGTGCATCGGCTTTGGAGAGAGTTCTGGGAAGCTCCGCGCAATATGATGGGCTTGCGGCAGAACGAGATCGTGCTCCGCACCTTCCGCGATGGTGAGGTCATGCTCCAATACTTCGGCGCGGACGCCTTGGGCGCGAAGACTTGGAAGACGAGCGTGCGTTTCCGCGACCCTGAGCTTTGCGTGGACCCTGGGATTGAGTTCGCCGGGCCGGGCGGCGCGGGGTCCCAGGGCATCAAGGTTGACCCGGACGACCCGGAGACGCCGATCGAGTTCTACTTTAAGAAGGCCTACGATTCCAGCACGATCGAGCGTCTTCCGGCTGATCAGATCCAACACCTCAAAATCTTCGCCGACTCTGAGCAGAAGCGCGGCGAGTCGTTCATCCAGCCGGTGATGGACCTGTTCGCGCAATACAAGGACTGGCTCCGCTACCGTATCATCCTCAACAAGGTCCGCACCGCCATCGTTTTGATTCGGAAGGTGGAAGGTGGGACCAGCGACGACGTCAAGGCCATTGCCGGAAAGATCGCCCAGTCTTCTACCTCCAGAGAAGGCGTCACCCAGAAGAAAGCTCCCAATCCCGGCACCATCATCAACGCGGGCGCGGGCGTGGACTACAAGTTCGAGTCCGCCAACATCAACGCGACCGACGCCGCCGAAGACGGGCGCAATATCAAACTTGGTATGGCGGCGGGAACGACCGAACCCGAATACATCTTCGGGGACGCCTCCAACGCGAACTATGCCTCCACCTTGATCGCCGAGGCTCCGTTCGTCAAGAGCGTGAAATACTGGCAGAAGTTCTTCGAATACCAATTCAAAGAAATGTATCGTCGGGTTTTGAAGCAAGCGGTGGACGCGGGGAAGCTGACCGCGCCTGCTGAGGAGGACATCTTTTTGGAGCCGGGTGTGAAGCAGATCGCGGAAGCTGTGAATCCTGTGGCAAAGGCGGATAGCCCTCAAGGGGCGGACGCCAATGGTTCAGAATTGGACCAAAGCCAAAATGGACCTTCCCCCGATCAACCGCCGAAACCCGGCTCCCAAATTTCGGAAGCGGAAGCCTTCTGGGGATGCGACATCCAGTGGCCGGAGATCATCCACCGCGATATCAAGGAAACCACCGACTCCATGATCGCCCAGGTCAACGCGGGTCTGGTCAGTGAGCCGACGGCTTCGCAGATCTTGGGCCACGACTACGACGAGGAAGTTCGGCGTCAACAGCAGGTTGAGCTTGAAGCCGAAACCAACCCCTTTAAGAAGTCCTCGAATCCCTTTGAGGATCCGGCGACGTCCGCCGAGATGAACGACTTGATGAACTCGTTGTCCCCTGAGGAGTCGCAGAACATCCTCAAGAGCAACGATCCGGCGCAGATCGTGGCAATGCTCAAAGCCCGCAAGGGTCCAACACCTCCTCCGGCAGGCGGCAAGAAGATTCCGACGAAGCTTCCCGGCAAGAAGATGGCGATGCCGATGGGGGCGAAATAGTGGCGAAGTTCCTCGACGGCATCGAGCTCAGGCAGATCTACTCTCGCTACCCTGCGCTTGCCCGCACGCGCACGTGGAGTGCGATCGACGATTTAGTCAGGACGGGAAACAAGAAGGCGGCTTGGGCGTTGGCGGAGAAGATATCTTCGCAAAGCCTACAGATCAACGCCCAGAATGTCCTGGCCCGCAAGTTGAGGATTGCGCGGTTAAAATTCTTCGCTCTGCATGTGGGGATGGCGGATGGGCTGAAAGAGATGATGCGGGGATGTGGGGCGAGGATTTCGAAGACCGTGCAGTTGTCGGATGGGACACCTGCGCAGGTCCGGGTGATGAAGAAGGTGATCGCGACGGAGATCGTGGTGTTGCGACGGGCGATGATGAAGTGGGTGACGGACGCGATTTGGGCGAGCGTGCTCTTGAGCTTCCGAAACATCGAGGAGTCCTTGGTCCCCGTCTTCAAGGACAACGAGGAAAGCTTGGCGAGCGAGCCGTGGAAGGAAATGAACTTGATGGAGGAGCGGCTTTCCTTCGGACTTTCGCAGACGCTGGTTGGACGCGGGTCTCCGGAGATGGCGAAGGGTTCGCAGGTCTACAAGGATGCTACGGATGCCGCCTATCAGAACATCGTCGCCAGAAATAACAATGGACTTCTCCTCTCGTCCCGTATTTGGGACTTGACCGAACGGGCGAAGCTGGACATGCAGAAGATTTTGGAGAACGAGATTGGCCTGGGCACTGCGACGCGCGATGTCGCCAAGGACTTGGAAGGCTACCTCCTGGACGAACCTGTGAGCGGGCCGGGTGTCTACAGCAAGCCGCTGGCGAACGCCATGCGTATCGCCCGCACCGAGACGGTCGCCGCTTACGCTTCCGCGATGGCGGAATGGGCGAAGACCCGAAGCTGGGTCAAAGGAATCATGGTCACCCTTTCTTCCGCACACGAGAGCGTTTTGGAATGCGAGTGTGAGCAGTGGGCGGGGAAGATTGTGGACGCGGACGAGTTCGCCAGCCTGGTTCCGATCCACCCGAACTGCATGTGTTATGGAACGGTTGTTGTGAAAGACGAATACCTTACGGAGAGCGTCCATGCCGCCCATGTTTGAGGTCATACTTCCTTCTTGCAATCGTGCCCGCCTGCTCTGCCGGGCGGTCAACTCCGTCCTGGCGCAGACGAACCCGGACTGGCGGCTCTGGGTTTTGGACATGTCTTCTCCAGAAGAGTGGGAGCGGATTGCGAAATGGTGGAGCGATAACCACCTCGGCGAGGGTGCGCTCAAAGACAAATGCCGCCTCATCCACTACGACACGCCGAAGGGCGTGGTTCCTTACAGCTGGATGACGAACCAAGTTTACTTCCAGCTGGACAAAGCGGCCTGGGTTTCCTACTTGACGGACGACGCATGGTATCCGCCCGACCGCTTCGAGGCCTTCGCTGAGGAGATCGAGCTTCACAAAGAGAAGGAAGCCATCTACGGCGAGCAGGTCCGAATCAACCGTGGCTCTCGACGCTTTCCAAGCGGGCCGCAGGGCACCGTCCACTTCATGCCCGCCTACCCCGTCAGCGCCCAGGAGCTTGAGGCGCACAACTGGATCGACCACAACGCTCTCGTCCACAAGGCTGAGCTTCTCTGGACGGAGAAAGAGCCATGGGTCCTCGACTTGGCTGAAATCCGTGTGGGCGATTGGCGATGTTGGCAGAAGCTCATCAAAAAGACCGACATCTACCCGCTCAAGCGGATCGTGGCGTTCGACGACTGGCATCTGGATGGTCTCTCGGAGATGACGGCCCTGATGGTGAAGGAACGCTTCGGTGTGGCGCAATAGAGAAGACTGGCACCAGAAGAAGGAGGAGGCTATGAAAACAAAGATCGTGGACCTCGTCGAGAGCACCGACCTGAGCGAGAGTTTGGGCGGGGCGCAGATCGACGAAGCGAACGGGGTTCTTAAGAACGTCGTGCTCATGACCGGCAACAAGACGTCCGAGAACAAAACCCGTTACTCGGCGAAAGCCGTGCAGGAAGGTTTGACCCGCTACGAGGGCGCGAAGATGTATCTCGACCACCCGCGTGTGGATGAGCTCAAAGAGCGGCGAGGCAATCGCTCCGTTCGCGACCTGGCGGGCGTCTACCGAAACTTGCACGTCGAGGAAGGTCCCAACCCGAAATTGCGGGGCGACCTTCAACTGATGGAGTCGATGAAGAGCATCGTGATTTCAATCGCGAAGAATCCGCCAAAGGGCACGGGACTTTCGCTCCGCGACCGAGGATTTTATCGCAGTGAAAACGGAGTGACCTTAGTTGATGGGTTCGAAGAAGGGGTTGACTTCTCAGTCGACCTCGTCACAAGAGCCTCCCTCAACAAGAGTCTATTCGAGTCCGTTCAAGAAGGAGGAGGTGACGAAACCATGGACCTGTCAAAACTCACCGTGGAGGATCTCAAGAAGGACCGTAAGGACCTTGTCGAATCCATCCAGGAAGAAGCCAAAAAGGAGGCCCGCACCGAACTCGCCAAGCAATTGGAGGAGGCCGGGGTGAAGTCTCTCGAAGCCAGCAAATTGGTCGCGCTGGCGGAGAGCGGGATGCCGGTTGACTTTAAAGAAGTCATCCGACCCGCCATCATGAAGGCCGAGGTCACTCTGGAGGAGGCGAAGAAGCTCATCGTCCTCCAGGAATCTTTGGCCGGAAAGGTCGGCAAGCCTGCCGAAAAGAAAGAAGCCGGGAACGGCGATCCGAAAGTGAAATCGCAGGGGACGCGTCAGGTGGAGGAGGGTGTGACCGAACCCACCGACGAAGAAGTCCTTGCGGCCTTCGGCAAAAAGTAACAAAGGAGGAACGACATGAGCAATACCTTCACTTACCGTTCCGGCCCCAAGGACGTCGAACGCGTTCCAGTGGGTTCGGGCACGGTAATCGAAATCGGGGATCTCCTGAAGCTTGCGAGCAACAAGGCGACCCCCATCACGACTTCCACCGACAACCTCACGTTCTGTGGCGTTGCGGCGGAAGCCCATCGCGCTGTGGATCCTTCGGGATCCCTGGCGGTGTATCCCCCGAACGGCGTTACGGTCTTTGAATACGACCTCGACGCCGCCACGGACATCGGCAACGGCGACCAGCTTCAGTGGAACGCCGCGCAGGCTGTCAAGAAGTCAACGACCGACGCAATCGCCACCGCTGTTCGGTCGGAGTTGCAGGCCACGACCGTCCAATGCAAGTTCCAGATCCCGTCCAACGGATCCGTGCAGGGCATGGTCGGGGACGCGAGCTAAAGGAGGAATGAGACCATGAAAGGAGCACTCTCCATTCGTGATCTTTACGAATCCTTCGAACGGGCCACCCCCGATCGTCGCACGGCCAACCGTGCCTTCACTCAAAAGGTGTTGGGACTCGTGAAAGATAAAAAGCTGGCGCTCTCGGATTTTGACATCCGGGAGCTTTGGGAAGGCCTGGTGGTGTCGCAGGACTTGGAAGAGGATATCCACTCTTCCGCGTTCCCGACCATCGCCGGGGAAATCGTCTCCGCGACGATGATCCAAGCTTACGATCAATATCCGAAGCTTGGGCTTCAGCTGGTGCGTGTGGTTCCTTCGCGCCAGAAGATCAGCCAGATCGTTGGCTGGACGCCGCTGGGCAAGCTGGCCCGCAACTCGTTCGTCCGGGAAAAGGAAGACTTCCCCGAACTGACGCCTCCGGATGAGAAGACCGTCAAGATCAAGAACGCCAAGAACGGGTTCACGATCTCCTTGACCAAAGAAGCCATCTTCTTTGACAAGACCGG